CAGTAGATCAGTACGACTTTAACAACTGGGCATTCTACGGTAAAGGTAAACAGAAAGACGGTAAGTATCTATCATATTCTGCAGATGAGTTTGAGAAGTCAGGACTAACTTTCTTTGAAGCATTGAATGATACAATACAAAACAGTCCATCTGACTATCAAATGGTTAGGAATCTTGCATTCTTGTTTGGTAGTAGAGACTATGAGGGAACAGAAAGAGACACAGGCCGACAGGTCAGACTACAATTAGGTAAACTAGGAGCATAGGATGACATTTAGATTAAGTCAAAGGTCAGTAGATAGACTCGAAGGAGTACATCCAGATATGACTGCAGTAGTTGAGAGAGCTATACAACTTTCTAAGGTAGACTTCGGAGTGACGCAAGGAGTCAGAACCTTAGATGAGCAAAAAGCTAATGTAGCTGCAGGAAGATCACAAACCATGAGTTCTAAGCACTTACTTCAACAAACTGGTTTTAGTCATGCAGTAGACGTAGTGGCCTATGTAGGTCCAGATATATCATGGGAACTAAACTTGTATGATGACATCTGTGATGCTTTCAAAGAAGCAGCTAAAGAAGTAGGTTGCAGTATAAAATGGGGAGCAGCGTGGAGTGAAGGTGACATAAGAACCTATCCAGAAACATCAGAAGATGCTATGATGGCTTACGTAGACCTAAGACGTTCTCAATCCAGAAGACCTTTCATCGATGCCCCACATTTCGAGTTGATGTAATGGAGATGCTTGAACTTATAATGCAGTGGTTAGTCGCTCCTTTAGCGGGAATTGTCTGGTTTTTGTTTATGAAGTCAAGTAAGAACGAAAGAGACATTGCAGTACTCCAAGCACAGTATGAAGCTAATAGATTAGCCTACGACAGAGAGATGAAAGAACTAAAAGAAACTGTCAAGGCAATCTTTAATAAACTAGATAGTATAGAACAAGCATTAAGAGATAAGTAATGGACCCAGTAAGTTGTGTTATGATGGCATCAGGTGCTTTCAAAGCATTGAAGGGTGCAATTGGTGCAGGTAAAGACCTACAGGATATGACGGGTCAGCTGTCACAGTGGGGAAAAGCTTTCTCTGACTTTACTAACTTAGAGGAACGAGAAAAGAATCCTCCTTGGTGGAAGCAGACATTCAAAGGTAGTGACGAAGAGACTGCTCTAGAGATATTTGCTAACAAGAAGAAGATGGAACAAATGAGGGCTGAGATAAAAGATCATATATCTTGGAACTATGGTCCTAGTGCGTGGGAAGAAGTCTTACAGATTGAGGCTAAAATGCGTAGACAAAGAAAAGAAGAACTTTACAAGAAGCAGGAGAGAGTAGATGCGATTATTAATTTCGGTATCGGTGGTGTTATGTTTATCCTTGGGGGCGGCTTGTTACTATTGGTATTCTACTTCATCGGCAAACAACAAGGTAGATGGTGATGTGGTTCCTAGTGTGGATGCAGTTTATAGTGGGAACGAATGAGTTCGAGTACTACCAAGTAGGTACATACGGATCAGAAGAAGCCTGTAAAGAAGAGATGGTAAGAGCAAGGGTGATGGTAACGAATAGTAAATCAGCGGTACATTGCTTTGAGGTTGATAGAAGTAAATAATAAGTTTGTAGTATATAATAAGAACGGTAATGTTATAATAATTACTCGTAGTAAAAACATTGCTATAAAGTATGCGAGGAATAATGGCACACACGGTAATTGATGATTGGAAAATTATACCAAGGCTAATGATGTTGGCTGTAACTGTACTAACATATCAGGCTGTTCATTGGTATATGGCTTTACCTGATCCGACAATACAACAGTCAGGTCTGGTGTCAGTCTGTATGGGTGCTCTGACAGGGTGTTTTGGTATATGGATGGGTAAAGAGTCTAAGACAACAGTAACTCCAACGAGGGTAATCCATGAGGAATCTTATAGCAAGTCTGATTCTAGGTAGCCTACTATCAGGTTGCATGTTGAATCCTATGAACCTACTTGGTGGTGGTGGAGGTGGGCCTAGTGTCAATGCAAATACACAGGCAGGTAAAACAAACTCACAGACTCTAGGTAATTCTACAAATACAGATCAAGAGATTAGCTTACAGACTCTTGAAGGGAACCTAAATCAAAGTAACGATAAGAATAAAGTAAGTACTGATAGTGTGGAGAACATAAATATAAATGAGATACCACCCTGGGTATTGATACTTCTAGTACTAGGTTGGTTAGCACCTAGTCCACAGGAAATGGGGCGTGGTTTACTTACTCTTATAGCAACACTAAGGAGAAAGAAAGATGGCAGCACGACTTAGCAAGTCAAAGATGAAGTGTAATAGTCCTAGAGCTACACCTAAACATCCTACTAAATCTCATGTAGTAAAGGCTTGTGTCAATGGAAAAGAAACTGTTATCAGGTTTGGTCAGAAAGGTGTCAGAGGAAGCCCTAAAGGTTCAGCTAGGAATAAGGCTTTTCGTGCAAGACATGCTAAGAATATTAAAAAGGGAAAGATGAGTGCAGCGTACTGGGCTGCTAAAGTAAAATGGTAAAAGGATAAATACAATGTGGATAGCCTTTATGCTTCTTTGCACTTCACCTGCAGCATTGTCCTGTGAGGTTATGGCTAAGACTGAAGCAACGTTTCCTACAGAAGAAGCGTGTGCTGAAGAAGCAATAGTAGTAGCTAAGTACTTTCAAAGTAAAGGATACTTAGCAGTACCAGAGTGTCGGAAAATTAAAATGGGAGTATCGTTATGAAGATAGTAAAATGGTTATGGAGATATTTTAAAAGAATAGGGTGTGCAATCTTAAATAAGAATTGTGGTCCTGACTGTAACTGTAAGGTAGGTTAGTATGGCGAGTCCTACACCTACAAAACCTGCTCTGTGGTCTAGAGCCAAGGCAGAAGCTAAGAAGAAGTTCAAGGTCTATCCTTCAGCATACGCAAATGCTTGGGCTGCTAAGTGGTACAAGTCTAAAGGTGGTGGTTGGAAAGGCAAGGACAACAGAGTAAAGAAGAAGAAGTGATATGGCTAAAGAAGGTCTAGGTAAATGGTTCAAAGAGGATTGGCGTGATGTCAAGACAGGTAAAAAGTGTGGAAGGTCAGGGAAGAAAGATAAACGCAGAGGCTACCCTGCGTGTAGACCTAAAGCAGTTGCAGGAAAAATATCAAAGAGTGAAGCCAGAAAGAAAACAGGACCAAAGAGAGTCAAGTGGTCAGTGACCGCCTCTGGTAAGAAAAGAAAAAAGAAATAAAATAAACCCCCAAGGAGAAATCCAAGGGGGTTTTTTCTTTACTTGTGTGTATCAGTCCATCTCTTGCGTAGTCTATTGAGATACCAGATAGCTTTGTCTATATCTTCTAAACCATTCTTGTACTCGCAACGCCAGAGATACTTGAGAACATTGGCAGCATGTGGTGCTATACTACCAGACATGTTCTCAGTCATAGCTTCAATAGCTTGTATGCACTCTATCCCACTATGGTTGTAGTGGACAGGGTTGTTGACTTGATCTGGACCGTTCTCACTACACTCACCGCATACACCATCATCATCTAACAACCTCTCACACCATTCACAATTAGTCATAGGCTCTCCTCTTTAGATACTTGATTCTATAATGTTGATACACTATTATCAACGGAACTGCAATACAAAAAAGATATACATTTATTTCTTCGTATGTAATTCCCATCATCTTAGCTGACCACAACAGAAATAAAACACAAGAATCAAAGACTGAATCTATCCAGTATATACCGCTGTTTCCCATCAAGTTCTCCTATGCTGATATGTCTACAATCTCACACGACTCGCCAGTACATGCAAATGTTTGACTAGACTTAGTTGTATCTTCTAACTCATACTCTGATAACTTAGTCCAATCAATACTCTTAGGCATTGTCTTAGTAAGTTCTTTGTAATCATCTTTAGTACACTCTTGGTAAGGTGCTTGCTGATAGATGTGATCATCGTATGGTAAGAAACTTACACCAGACATCTCATCGAAGTGCTCGTAAACAAATGCACCTACCTGAAACCATTCATCTTTCTTGACGTTGATTGTCACGCTAGGTTTGTGCTCACACCAATGGCGTTGATAAGCTAACCACGTTTCTAGTTGATCGATAGCTGACAAGTCAGATGTTACTACAGCATTGGTTGGTGCTTGTACTGGAAAGCTAAACACTGTAGTCTGATCTGGTTTGTAAACACATGGCTCACTTGGTATACCTTGATCTTTCATAAACTGAGTGAGAGGGTCTTTGTTGTCACCTCTTACTGTTCGTACATAGTAAGGACTATACCTAGCATGAATACCAGAAGAAGAGTCAACAAGTTGGGAGACAGTTCCCGATGGTTTGTTGCACGATATAGCTGTACTACAGTTAATACCAAGACGTTTAGACCACTCGTCGTTAGTAGCTACTGCAACTTCACGAAGTCTCTCTAGTGTCTTATCTAATCCTTTGTTCTTTAAAGTCATAAGTGGGTTGTCTTGGACCCCAGTTAATGACACACCAAGCAGTCGTTCTTCTTCTGTATTTCTCTGCCACACTTTACGCAAGTAGGGGAAGTTGGTGTATGTGGATTGGATAGTTCCCAGTATTGTTGCCAAACGGACTTTTCGCTCCAGATCGTCCACAGTATCCGTAGCCCTGACAACAACCTCTGTAAGATTACAGAACTGATACGGCCTAAGAATAATCTCACTACACGGATTAGTTCCGAAGTCGTAGTTAGGATCACGTCTGCCATTCTTCGAAGCTTGGTTCTTACTTGCTTGCCTATTGAATACACCTCTCTCTCCACTTCCTGATTCTACTAGTGCCATCCATTCTCTCATAAATGATACACTGTCTGGTTTCTCTACGTATGCTACACTGTTGTTAGCTAAGTATCTATGAGCAGGAAACTCTCCTGACTTAGCGTGTCGCATCTTATCATCTGATAGGTTAGACAGACTGATCATAGCACTACGTCTAACACCACCTACTACAACTACTTCACCTATCTTACACATGATGTCGTGTGCTTCAATACTTGATAGCTTACGTCCTTGTGCTTCTTTAAATACATGTACTACAAAGTTAAACAAGTCAACTAAAGGAGCAGGTCCACTAGCACGTCCACCAAACGTCTTCAGTCTAGCACCTGCAGGTCTTACCCTACTAACGTTCCACTTAGGAACCTCGCCACTATAAAGGAGAGCAATAACTTGTCGAAGAGCTTTAGCCCACCCTTCCTTACTGTCCTTTACCACAATGGTAGTATCACTCTCGAAGAGTTCTGGTATCTCTGGAAGCTTAGAAACGAACTGCCTCTCGACACTGAAGCCAACACCAGTACCACAGAGAAGAATAAACATAGCCTCATCGAAGGACTTAGGATCATCTACGGGTAGGTAACTACAGTTGTACCCTGCAGTGTTGTCTCTATCTAAGGCTGCACCTGCAGTCATCATTGCTCTCATGCTTGGCATTACTTCAAGAGATAGTATTGCTTGTTCTATCTCATTACAAATACTAGAATCTACCAACGAACGCACAACATTAAACATGTATCGATTTACTGTTTCACCCCATGTCTCACGTCTTTGTTCTTCATCCAACCACCTAGCGTAGCGTGATGTGTGAATGAATGCTTGGTAGTCTGTTGGTAGATAATTGCTCATCTTTCGTCACCATCCCCTTGTATAGTTCCACGTTCTTTACGATCATATAGTTTCTCTAGATTCTTCATAGCTACATCGTGTAGTTCTATGTTTAAATCTTTAGACAACATAGCTGCATACCACAAGACATCTCCTATCTCAGATGCAATAGCATTCTTATCTAGGTTATCATCTCGTAACATCTTCTTTACTTTGTTAGCTACCTCACCTGCTTCACCTGCTAGTCCAAGTGCAGGGTAAAGTATCTTATGATTATGTTTGTACATTGCAGTCTTAGCTGCAGCACTCTGGTACTGACCAAGACTCATCATGTCTTTGTAAACTTCTTTGTAGTATTCCCAAGATTCACTTATCATATTCTAACTCCTCTTCTAGTATATCAAATGGCATGTCCTTGAAGAAGTAATCCCCCAAGTCTATGTCTCCTCTTTCAATCAACAACCCAAGAACAACGTTCTCTGTTATATCATTCTGTTCTAATAACTGAGCTAATCCATAGCTTTCTATTAATAAATCTAACTGCCCCTCGTAATCAAACATCCTTCCCCCCATAGAGTTTACGGATGGTGTTTAGTGAAATAAACTCAGGCTCATACACACCGTTCTCTAGTTCACGTTTTACTACAACACCCTTCCACCATTCATTGTTTGACTGCCCTGCCCATGACTCTTCAGCGCCTTTGAAACACCCTGCGACAAGCCCGATAATCGAATTAGGATGTGCAGAATCTTTGAAATACATACTACGTTTATGACTGTGACCACAAGTAGAACTGTGATTCCTGTTTTGTAGTAAGGTGTAAGCATGATGAACACCAGAGACAGGTGTGCCATAATTACCTGCACCAAAGAAATGAGCGTAAGATACGCCATCGTAATCAGCGATACTGGGGGCTGAATTACGGTACTCATGGTATTCGTCAAACCATTGCTTCGTTTGAAGATGCCCGAAGGAAATCCCGTACTTCTCTCCCTGAAGTCTTGGATCATGGGCGATAGCTTTCTTGACTCTATTCTCATGGTTGCCCTCGAACCCTATCCAGTATGGACGCTTTCTTTTGTGATGTCTGAACTTCCAACGTAACCTCTCCTGTGAATCGTTGTAGTGGTTGATGTCACGTTCATAACCTTGAGACACTATTGCTTGAGGATACTTTGTATCAAAGCTATTCAAGCTACGCATGTCAGCACCATCACCTAAGTCTACAACATAGTCTGGTTTCAAGTCGTAGATAAACGCACCTAGCCAATCGAATCTTTCATTGCTTGTTCCTGGATCAGCGTGAGCACATGTATAAACTAATACTGTTTTTCTTTTTCTAAGCATCATATAAATCGCTGTTCTCTATAACAACACCTTCTATAGTTCTATTCACTCTATTAGATTCTTCGTAAGCTTCATCAAACGTACTGTATAACATTTCTGTTTCTTCTACCTTACCGTTGAACTCAGATAAGTAAACAACACAGATAGGGTTATCTCCTGTAGTGTTATCGATTAGTTCAGGATACTCAAATGGTTCTCGAATAACTTTATGTAAAGTAAGCTTCATCTCTTTGGTTCCTTTAGCCATGCTTCAGGTATATACCTGTCAGCGTATTTAAAATCATACTTGTTACACCACATACCATACGTTGTTTTACTTCCTTTGTAAAGCTTTGATTTACTATTTGTAAACACAAACCGTATGTCTAACTCAGGGTGTTGGTTACGAACTGCTAGATGTTTGGCACGATCAGGAGATATAAACCTTCCTTTAGTCTCAATGATTATACCGTTGTCTAATACAAAGTCAGGAGTGTAGGTTTTGATCTTAGGGTCTATCCATTTGATCTTCATCTCTTCGTATGTAAAACCTATTCTTCTTTTCTTTAAGAACTTTGCGGTGTCCTGTTCTAGTCCTGATCTGTAACCTGCCCTCAATGCTCTCTGTCTTACTTTAACTTTCATCCATAGAAACCTCTGGCACTTTAGGTTCTGATCTTACATCTACTAAGAACACAGGACCATAGCTGTAGATAAACTTACGTGCTTCAGGCCAACACTTCTTCTTGAACTCACAGTAGCTGCACATCATTGGTAACTTAGAGTTAGGACTTGTCTTGGACTGAGGTACTTTCTGTTGACGCTCTGCAGTTAGATCACCTGATACAAGTTCTTTAGCATCAAGCATCTCCTGTTCTTTAGTCTTTAGTTCCTCAGTGAAGTCGTAGACATCAAGACATATGTGACCATTCTGTTTATCGATAACTAGGAAAGCACCTTGCGTTTTGTTAGTAACCTTATCATCGTCCTTACCTGCATAGACGTAGCTACTTAACTGACTGATGTACCCAAAAGGATCATCATTACGCAAAGTACCTTCCTTGAACTTCTTGAAGGCGTATGGACTACAAGACTTGACATCAACAGTCATGCCATCAATCACCGCATCACGATGTCCTTTGATACCATGTACGTCTAGTCTGTCTTGTTGTCCTTTTACGTCATGCCCTGCAGCTATAGCCATAGTTAACGCAAGCTCTTCTATCATGTCACCATAAAAGAACTTTAGTAATGCGTTATACTCTAAAGGTATAGCTTCTTCAGGTGTGTTTACTTTGTACCATAGTTTCCTTTTACATGGTGTTCCAATAGAAGATAGAGACAGGTAGCCTCTTGATTCTTGCGGTTTACTGAATCGCTTGTTAGCTACAAGAGCAATGCCAGAGCCTAGAATAGAACCTTGTGTTCCAGACCACCCACCTTGACCCTTGATAACCTCTTGCATGTCAGCAATTAGTGTATCAATGGTTTTCATTTAGAATCCTACTGCTTCGTTCTCTTTGACGTACTCTTCTAGTTCAAGAACTTTAACACCAACTAAACTGGTACGACTATACTGTTGACCATCACTTCCAGTAAAGGTTGTGATTAAATTAGTACACTCAGCAAGAGTTCCGTTACCGATTACACCCATGTCTTCAGTCCAAGT